CGTCCAGGCCCGGGTCGCCCTGGTCCGGGCAGCCGTCCGATACCGGGACGAGTACGGATCCGCGGCCCCGGACCGGTCCCGGTTCGCCGGGGACTTTGAGGTCCTATGACCCCCGATCCGGACGTCGCGGAGTTCCTCATCGATCCCGCTGGGGACACCGTATTCGGCCTAGAGGGGGCACTCGAGGAAGCCCCCCCCGACCCGGACCGCCTCCTCGTCCTCGTCCGGCCAGAGGACATCGCCCGCCTCACCCCGATCATCCGGGAGGCCGGGATCCCGGAGAAGAATATCGTCCTTTCTATTCATCCGAGCCCCGGGTTCATCGAGGTCGTCGAGATCCCCCGGCCGCGCCTCTCTTTTCCGTGGTAGGCCTCACAACGAGCCCCACCCGTATATTATCCCGCGTGTAACAGATCTGTTACATGCGACCTGATCCTGTCCGCAGCATACGGCAGCTCTACACTCGGGAGCTCCAGGCCCTCCTCCGGCACGCCAGGGACGACGCGACCCTCCATATCCGGAACCACTTCAAGTACCGATCCCGGATCGACGTGGAGGCCGTCCGGGAGATCCTCGAGAAGATCCTGGCTCGACGGTGCATTCCCGGGTCGGCAGAGGTGATCCAGCGGTTCACGCGCACCGCGTACCTCCGGGGGATCGACCAGACGGCCGCAGCGATCGATATCGCGGCCCGGACCGCCGGGTCCCCGGTCGCGATCGCGATCGGGTTCAACCAGATCGATCTCAGGGCGATCGAGAACCTCTCCGCGATCCAGCTCACGGACCTGGAGGGGATCACGGCGGACATGAGTGCCCGCCTGATCCATGACCTGGTCGAGGCCGATAAACAGGGAGCCGGGATCACCCGGATCACCAAACTGATCGCGGCCGACTTCCAGGAGCTCGGGGTCGCCCGGATCGAGCGGATCACCCGGACGACCCTCAACCGGTCGTACAACGATGCGGCCTGGTCTCGGATCGATCAGTATGCCCCCTACAAGGAATGGATCATGACGAGGGACGACCGGACCCGGCCGGGGCACCGGCAGATGGAGGGGGTCGTGATCCCGGTCGACGCTCTCTTCGAGGTCCCGGGGTTCTATCCCACCCCCAAATCGAAGAAGAAGGTCCCCGCGGCGAAGATGCTGTATCCCGGAGACGTCTCGCAGAACCCCGACCTGGCTCAGATCGTAAACTGCCGGTGTACGGTCGCCCCGCGGTTCCGGAAGCGAGACTGACCCGTATATGAGCCCCGGGGATCAAGGCTCATATGTGGACGGGGTTCTGCCGGGACCCCTCCACACGCAGCGAGCAATCAGAACAATCCTAGACTAGACGATCCACTGGGGTCTGACGACACCGAGTCACTCATTCCATTCCCTCAATACCATAATAGAGCACCTCGTGGTCATGGGACCGAGAAGGGCGGGATCGGGGACGTGATGCACCCCCGGCCCGGCCCTTCCCGGCCTGGCCTCAATCGGGTGGTTTTCTCCTGGACTTTTCTCTCCCGTATATGAGCGCCGCCCCCCACTCTTCTCTGATGCCTCCCGGAACGACCCTTCCTACCACGACGCCGGTCTGGACCGTCCAGGTCCGGGCTCTCGAGGGATCCGATCGCCGGTTCTGGGGGGAGGCTTCGAGCCCGACGATCGACCGAGAGAACGAGGTCGTCGACCCGGCCGGCCTGGAGGATGCCCTCGAGGCCTTCATGGCCCTCCCGGTCATCGATTTCTTCCATACCGGGATCCCGGTCGGCCTCGTCACGAAGGCCTGGTGGAAGGGCGACCGGCTCCGGATCGAGGGGCGGGTCAAGCCGACCGCGGACTGTGATCCGATCTGGCAGGGACTCCAGGATGGGACGCTCTCCGAGCTCTCGATCTGGGGGAAGCGGCTCTCCGGGACTCCGGAGTGCCGCCTCAGGCCGGATCAGCGGTCCCGGGCGCGACCCTGTGTCACGAAGGCGATCCGGATGTATACCATCTCCCTCTGTCCGACCGGCACCGCGGTGAACCGCGACGCCTGGGCGGAGGTCCTGGACCCGGCCGTCCCCTTCGAGGACCTGGTCCGAAAAGCAATGACGACCGCTTCGGCCCTCATCCACCCGACGGTGGACGGGGCGGAGCGCGATATTATGGAGAAGAAAACGATGCCGAATCTCAACACCGACCTGGACGACGAGCAGCGGACCACCCCGGGCGGGGACCAGACGGTCCCGCCGGTCGACGGTCCGGAAGAGGATCTCCCCCCGACCGACGAGGAGGAGGTCCGGAAGACTGACGGGGATCCTCTCGAGGAGGACGGCCCCGCACCGGAACCGACCATCGGGGACGTTATGGCCCTCCTCGAGAGGATCCTCGAGGTCGTCTCCCCGGCCGCCGTTCCAGCGGAGGGGGGGGATGTCCTCGGGGACGGGGTCCAGAAGGCCCGGGAGGACCGGGTCATGAGTCTGGAGACGGAGATCGAGCGGCTCAAGAAAGAGAACGAGCAGCTCCGGAAGGCGATCCGACCTCCGAAGGAGATCGTGATCGACGAGGATATCGTGAAGAAGGGCGGCCCGGCCCCCGCGGCAAGAAATACGCGGATTGAGCGTCTCTTCCTCTGAAACTACAGGAGAAACACATCATGGCAGCAGTAGGGTTCAATCCCGCAAGAATTGGTATGCCCTTCTCGGGGCGCGAAATGCAGAGCAGATCCCGGGCCTTCTGGGGTCGGGACGTCGACGACGGCGACCCGGTCGATATCGTCAAGGCCCAGACCCTCGCACAGGACCGGTACCTCAAGGTCCTCGAGGCGGATCCCCGGGCCGCGGTCGTCTTCCCGCTCGTGGACCTGGTGAATCCCGCCTGGGTCCGGAAGGCCGTCTTCGACCCGACCTATGGGAACGACGGACTCATGACCGACGTCAAGAAGGCCGCCGCGGACTTCTTCACCGAGATCGACGCGGTCCGGAAGGCGACGACCTCGAGCTCGAACCTGATGCACAGCATCAGCGACGACGAGGTCACGATGCTGTTCAAGAAGATCTATCCCGCGACCTCCCTGATCCCGGTGGAGTCCTCCCGCGGAAAGGTCACGCAGTGGGACGCGGTCGGGGTCAACGATGCCGGGAGCGCCTTTTTCGGGAGTGAGGATCCGGACCTGTCCGAGTCCGACATGCAGGACCACGTCCGGACCGCGACGAACAAGATCCTCTACTCCGTGATGCGGGTCACGAAGATGGCCTACGAGGCCGGCCGATCTCAGGTCCCTGCCCGGGACATGATGACGATCCGGTCGGTCGCCGCGAACGAGATGCTCAAGAACCTCAGGGAGCGGTCGATCCTCGGAGTCACCCGGGACGTGGCGTCCTCAGTGAACGCCTACACCCCCGCGGGCCCTCTGGAGTATGCCGGGCTCTACGAGCTCATCACGGCGAACACGGCCGATCCGAACTACGAGAACGTCGCGGGAGACACGACGGTCACCACGAAAGACAAGATCGACCCGTTCCTCGATTCGTCGTATATCAAGATGGTCCAGGACGGCCGGATCCCGAACCTGGCGATCTGTGACTACAAGACCTTCGGGATCTACCGCCGGGCACTGAACGCGTTCTTCCACACGGAGAACGTCAAGAGCCTGGATTACGGGATCTCGAAGATCACGCTAGTCTTCCCGGGCGGCGAAGTGCCGATGGTCCCCTGTCCGTTCCTCCCGACGACCACGGGCCAGAACGGCGCGATCTTCCTCCTCGATACCACGAAGCTCGCACGCCGGGTTCTCTGGGGGGAGACGATGGAGGAGCTCGCGAACCTGAACACCTCGAAGCGGGCCGTGATCACGGCCGCGGAGGTCTTGATCGACAAGTCCGACGTGGACGGACAGAGCAGCCTCCAGGGCGGGGTCTTCGGGATCTCCATCTGAGGGGGAGGAGAAGGGGAGAACATGGATCCGGCGATCTACGTCGGGGCCGGGCTGGCGATCGGGGGAGTGGTCGTGGGGATGATTCCCACGATCCTCGATCATGCCGCACAGCGCCGCCGAATGAACGCGATCACGGAGATGATCCACACCGCGAAGACGCTGGACTTCGCCTGTGACACGATCGCGGGGTATGAAACCCAGAAGGAGTAAGAAGCATGGCTATTATAGAAGCGACGAGTTTTAACAAATTGCCCGGATATCTGGTGATATCCCGGGTGACGAAGACGGCACAGAACGACGGGGTCGTCCTCCCCTTCCCGGGAGTCCTTCCCCTGAAGGCGGCCCTCGCAACCGGAGGGGCGGAGACGATCGTCTACCAGACCCTGGCGGTGAACAACCTTGCGACGGCCTACGACGACGAGACCCGGGAGATCGCCTATGATACTGGGACTGGCGGGGCCCGGGCGGCCGGGGGCTTCTACGTGAAGACCTCGTCCGGGGAGATCCTCCTGGTCTCGAGCGACTCCGGGGCGGCCGGGACTGAAGGGACCCTGACGATCGCGAAGCGCGGATGCTTCGGGACGACTCCCTCCGCGACCGGGCTCGCGAACGACGACGTCCTGTACGTCCTCTCGAGCCTGAAACTGACCGGGGAGGGGACCGGGGTGGTGGACCTCGTCTACCTGTCCCTCCCTGAGGACCCGAGCGTGCTGCTCTACTGAGGGATGGGTATGGCGGTAAACTGGCTATACTACGTCCTCAAGCGCGGGAAGACGCGGATTGAGGGCGATACCCTCGGGATCGAGGGGGTCGAGTACGTCGACGCCGCCGGTGCGACGGTCCAGGCGGCAGCCTTCGAGGCGGCCGGCGGCCGGGTCGACCGCCTCTCCTCCTACGAGTTCCCGGAGATCGACATCTCCGCGGCGGGGGCGACGCTCGTCGGCCCGATCTTCCCGGTCGCCGGGGAGGTCCTCCGGGCCTATGCGGTCGTCACGGAGGCGATCGAGAACGTCGCGATCACCACCGCGACGATCGCCCTGGGGACGGCGAAGGCAGACGGCACCACGTCCGCTGACGTGGACGCGGTCGTGGACGAGATCGCCCCGGCGAAGGGGGCGGCCGTCGGGACCGTGGTCCCTCTGACGATCGTGGACGGGGCGGTCGCGGCCGGGGAGGTCCTGACCGCGACGCACGCCCCCCAGGCGATCGCCGGGAAGGTCAAGATCGTCGTCGAATACGTTCTGGGGTGATCGGGGGATCACCACCCCCACACCTCATGAGGTGATCCGAGTATGGCGTACTGCACCCTGGCCGACATCGAGGCCCGGACGGGCTACGGGTCGACTGATTTCAAGCAGGCTGGCGTCACCATGACGGCGGAGCAGTGGGGCTCGTTCTGTGAGGGGCTGATCGCGGAGGCCTCCACCGCGATCGAACGGTTCTGTCGCCGGTCCTCGTTCGAGGTCCGGGAGTACACCGAGTTCCACGACGGCCGGGGATGCACCGGGGATCTGAAAGAGTTCCGGGAAGCGGACCGGATCTTCCTCCTCCGGGAGCAGCCGGTCGTCCAGGTCCTCTCCGTCCGGGAGGACCAGGCGGACCCGGGCCGGCCCCCCTCGTGGGTCGACCGGGAGGCCCGGGCCGACGGGGTCGCGGGAGACTACTCCCTCCTCTCCCGGGGCCCGGTCTCCTATGTCCGGTTCACGACGGTCCCCCGCCGCGGCTACAACAACGTGGAGGTCGTCTACGAGGCCGGGTATCCGGCAGGGTCGGGAGTCCTCGAAGACGTCCGCGGGATCTGCCTGGACGTGATCGCGCAACATCTGGGGAAGAAGAAGAAGACTCAGGAAGCGATCGCGGCGCGGACGACCGGGACGACGGACGCCGCGGAGATGACGCCGCCGGCAGAGCCGCACCTCACCCTCACGACGGACGTGAAACGGCGGCTGGCGGCCTACCGCCGGGGGCCCCGGGTCGGGAGGGGCTGGCAGTGAGCGCTGCCCCCGGCAGCGAACCGGTCACCCGGGAGGAATGCGAGCGGCACCGGCACCGGTGCGATGACCATCTGGACCGGACCGTCCACGATATCCGGGCTGAGATCGCCCAGAAGGGGGAGGACCTCCGAGTGGAGATCGAGAGGCGGGACAGTGAGCGGAAGGCCGACCACCAGACCCTGATCTCCTGGATGGTCCGGGTCGAATCGAAGGTGAACGGCCTCCCCCGGGAGTTCCAGGACGCGACCGACAAGAAGTTCGAGCGGATCTTCCAGCTCCTCGTTGGACTGATCCTCTCGATCCTGGTAGCCGGGGTACTGGCCTACCTGGGGATCCGGGGGGGTCCGTTCTAATGTCGTCGGCCGCGACGGTCCTCACCCTCTCTATCCCCTTCGGCCCGGTCGGCCTCGAGCCCCTGAAGATCACGATCCTCTCGGTCTTCGCCGCGGAGATCGAGGCGGAGATCAAGAGCCGGGCTCCGGTCGATTACGGGTACCTGAGAGGAAAATGGACTGTCGACTGGCCGATCCGGGACGACCGGATCAGCCTCGGGACGAACGCCTTCTATGCCCCCTTCCTCACCCGGGGGACGGGGCTCTACGGGCCCTACCGGACCCGGATCTGTGCCCGGGGGCTCCGGCCAGGGAACACCGATCCGAACGCGCCGCGGGCCCTGGTCTTCCGCTACAAGGGGAAGACCCTGATCCGCCGATGCGTCCGGGGGATCCGGCCGAACCCCTACATCGAGGAGGGGATCGAGGCCGGGGTGGACGGGGCGGTCGCGGCCCTGACCGCGATGATCGATCGAGGAGATCTGTGATATGGCAGGAACGGCCGCGAGAGTGAACGGGCTGATCGATGCGATCATCGCCCGGATCGAGGCGGGCGGAGGACCCCTCGGGATCCTGGCGGTCGACGAGCGGGACGAGATCCCGGCCTACGTCGACCCCGGGACCTGTTTCGTGATCCCCCTCGTGGAGGGGAAGGACGCGATGCGGACCCCGATCGGCGGCGGATCGCTCGAACACCAGTTCTCCGTGACGATCGTCGCCTACTACAGGTATGACGATATCGCGGCCGGGCTCCGGCCGACCCGGGACGCGGGGTATGGGGTCCTGGACCTCTTCTTCGGGGACCATGACCGGGAGACGATCGAGGCCGTCGTCGGGGAGGAGGCCCTCCAGGCCTACCCCTACGACCCGGTCCTCGAGGTCGGGTATGCCCGGATCACCGATTACGTCCTCCACTGGTTCATTGCAACCATAAAACTTAAGGTAGTGATATAATGGCAGGCACGGCAAAAGTCTTCTTCGCCAACCGGCTGACGCTCACCATCAACGACGGGACCACGGAACACCCGCTGGCAGTCCTGCACGGATGTGAGATCATCCCCCAGGCGGAGCACATCGAAGAGTACGGTATGGACTCGATCTTTCGCGAATCGGTCGCGAAAGTGAAGTTCAAGGTCGATTTCAAGGTGAAATACGCGAAATTCAACCCGGTCGTCACCGAATGGTGGATGATGCGGGTCTGGAACCCCGCCGCCGGGGACGGGACCGTCGCGGATACGAACGACGTCGCTCTCTTCTCCGCGACCGGGGAGATCTCTGACGGCGGGACGACCCCCCAGATCCTCCAGGCGAAGATCGAGGATATCTACTTCCCGGCGACCCCGCTCATCCTGGCGGAGAACCAGTTCATCGTCCACGACCTCTCCGGGGTCGGCCGGATGATCGGCTACTCGAACCCGGTGGCGGCCCCATGAGCCTCCCTGAGATCGACTGGGACGAGGTCGACGCCTGGGACGTCGGTCAGGCCCACGACGAGCTCGAGGCCCACGTCACCGGCCTGGCGGCTGAGAACGCGGAGGTCCGGACGTTCCTCGCGATCCGGGACGAACAGTTCGAGACGGTCCGGATCGCCGGGGCGGCCGGGGCGGTGGACCTTCGGGTCGTCGCGGTCGTGCCCTGGGGGGTCCGGACCCGGATCGCCCAGCTCGCGACCGACGCGAAGCGGATCGCGCGGAAAGAGGCTGAGGAGTGGCGACGGGCGGCCGCCGGGGAGGAGATCGAGATCCCCGACCCGGACCCGATCGCGATGCAGCGGCCGATGTATGAGGTCCTCGGGGACCTCTGCCTGGACGCGCCGTGGAACGACTGGAAGACCTGGGCCGCGATCGACGTCCGGACCGGGTCGGCCCCCGACATGCTAGAGCGGATCCTGGCGAAGATCGCCCCCCGGGAGGACCGGGTCCGATCCTTTCGCCCGAAGCGATGAGGGACAGGTCGTCCTGGAGTTCTGCCGGATGATGGGGGTCCCGCCCTCCCGGCTGGACCTGACGCCGGCGGACGAGGTCTACCTGGCCGAAGCAATGGCCCGCCGGGCTGAGATCGAGAACGAAGCATGGCAGACGACAAGATAGAGAAACTGGTCACGATCCTCCTCGAGCTGAAGGGGTCCGACGAGGTCCAGAAGGATCTCGAGAAGATGTACGAGACCGCGACGAAGGGGAACCGGGACGCGAAGAAGTCCTCGGAGGATGCGGAGCCGAAGATCGCCCGGTTCCTCGAGCGCTGGAAGACTCAGGCTCTGACCCTGGGAGCCGCGATCGCGGGACTCTGGACCCTGACGAAGTATTCCTCAGTAGCCTCCGGTATGGTGAACATGCTCGGGGCCTCGATCGGCCTCCTCGGGGATATGCTGCTCGTCCACCTGGTCGACCCGGCCGCCTGGGCGAGCGAGAAGATCCTGGAGCTCGCGGAATGGTTTGAGGCCCTCCCTGAACCGATCCAGAAGCTGGCGTCCTACGTGCTCGGTCTCTATGGGGCGTTCAAGGTCCTCAAAGCCCTCGGGATCACCGGGATCTTTTCTTCGATCGCGAAGGGGCTCCTCGGGCTCGCGGGGATCGACGTCGCCGGCGGGATCATCGCCGGACTTGAGACCGCGATGGCTGGAGGGGGAGCGGCCGCGGCCGCCGCCTGGCTCGCCGCGGTCGCGGCCGGGCTCGCGATCGGGCTGGCAGGGGTCGCGGCCCTGGTCTACTCCGGGGCGCTCGACTGGGTCTCTGAGATGGGGCGGGCCTTCGAGGAGAAATGTCCCTGGTTCATGGACCTAGTGAAATCCTTCTTTGCCCCCGCTCTGGCCCTCATCGGGTCCCTCGGGATCGCGGCGATCGATCTAGTCTCCGGCAGGATCGATAAGATTCCTGAGGACGTCGGCCGTGTTCTGGACGACATCAAGGGGGCCATGTCCCGGACAGGCCAGCGGATCATGGACCGGATCAAAGGAGGGGCTGAGATGACGACAACCCTCTGGTCATGGGCCTGGGGGAAGATCAAGGATTCCGCGGTCTCCACGTTCACGGACCTCTTCTCCTGGGTCACGGACAAGATCCGCGGGGTCGTGGACTGGATCGGAGGGTTCAATCCCTTCGCCTCGTGGAAGATGCCGTCGTTCTCGATGCCGTCACTCCCGAAACTCCCGTTCTTCGCCTCCGGGGGGCATGTGGAGCAGACCGGGCTCGCGATGCTCCACCGGGGGGAATATGTGACGAGCTCGTTCAAGGCGAAGACCCGGGACGGGGTCGACCGGGAAGCGGGCCGGATCCAGATCCAGCAGGTGGTACTTCAGGGGAAGTTCGAGTCTGAATACGACATGTACCGGCGGTTCATCACCCTTCTCGAACGGGAGGGGAGGAGAGCGATATGACAAGAGACGACAAGGTGACCTTGACGGCCGCGGACGGGACGGTCTTCTATTTCCCGTCCTGCGCGGTCTCCCGGGTCCTCGCGAAGAATAACACGGTGATATCCCTACCGGGAAAGACGAAGGGGTATGATAGGCTCCTCTTCACGGACAAATTCCGGTTGGTCGGGAACTGGCATGACGATACTAAAAGCGAGTATGACGGTTTATCGGCGTTTCTGCGCCTCGACAAACTCATGAGGATCGTCACGACCGACAACCGGGCAATGTCCCTAAAATGGACCTCGACCAACCGGGTCACGAGTCAGACCGAGACCTCCGGCCCACACCAGGTCATGATCTCTGGGGCGAATTTCGACAAGAACCCGGGGGAGGGGACGATCATCCCCTACGTGATTGAGTTCGACCGGATTACGGGGTGAGCAGATGGGGTATACCTTAGAGCCGGAACTATTCGTCTGGTATCAGTGCGAGTCCTGGGACGAGGGGGACGGGCATGGCGGGGGGATCGATCTGGAGGCCCGGATCCTGAGCGAGACGAAGAACAACGTCTTCCGGAATGTGACCGAGTGGGAACGGGACACCGGGCTGGTCGATTACCGGAAGATCTACTTCCGGAACGAGAACGAGCGAGAATACCGCGATATCCGGGGGTTCATCCGGGAGAACACCCCCGCGATCAACGACGAGATCGCGATCTGTGCGGCCGGGACCAGGTCCCGGGTCGGGGTCCCTACGCTCCTGTCCGGGACGGCGACCTTTGAGGCCGGGTCGACGACGGTCGCGACGACGGCCGACCTCCGGGGGGACGTGGTTCCCGGGGAACTGGTCTTCAATTCGACCGACGACTCCCAGGACGCCGCGGTCCCGATCGCGGTCGTCACGGCAGGGTCGATCGTCCTGGCAGAGCCCTATCCCGGGACCGGGGGGGCGGGCCGGGCGATCTCGGTCGCCGGCCTGGACCGATGCGCCTATGTCCAGCCGGACGCAGCCGATCATCCGGATGCGCTGATCCTCGGATCCCTCAAACAGAACGAGACGGTCGCGATCGTCGTGCGGCGGACCGTGTTGGGCGGGCTCGCCCTCGGGAACTTGAAGAACACATTTGTGATCCAGATGAAGGGGTCGTGAGAACATGGGATTCCATACGGGAAATTACACGATTAAGAGCTTTATCGCTGAGATGGTGGCGGACATGGTCGCGTCAGGCGACTTTGAGATGGTTGATAACGCGGCGACTGGATCCCGCTGGCAGGAGGGGTATTGTATCCGGTATATCCCGGACAACCTCTATGTCACGGTCGCGATGACCGGGGGCACCGACTCGGGCACGGCCATGTCGACCCGGAATAGTGGAGGTTATATCAAATACTACACCGGGCTCACGTTCATCTTCTCGACCGGGTATGATGTCGGGGCGCACATGCCGACCGGGACGATCTACGCCGGGGCGGCCCCGCTCTTTGGTGGGATCTATAGCAGCAGCGTCACCGACATCACCCTGATCGGGGATGTCGTCACGTTCCCGATCACATATTATGCCGACCGCTTCGGGGTCGTCGCGGCGATTGAGAACCCGAACCAGACACAGGACTACCGACATGGCCTGTACTTCACTCTGGAGTTCATCCCAGCCGCCGCCAGACTCTACGACGACGGACTCTCCTCAGTTTTCTATCACTGTAAGGTCGGAGGCGAGCACCACGGGGCTACTCAGTGGAACGTCGATACCACCCACATCCCTCAGTCCTACTTAAATATCCGGCCGTTCGGCAAGTATCAGAACGCACCTCTGGTAAACGTCTTCGGTGCGAGGAAAGCGTTCCTATCCTCGAACGCCCAGCGGGTTTTCTTTGAGTTCCCCCTCTTCCATAACTTCTCTGCAAACGAGGCCCCCGCGACAGATCAGGATTTTTCGATCCCGATCCATCGCACCCGGCGGTGGTTCCTCGCGTCCCCTCTCGGGAACCTGGCTGCCGGCGACGTGGTGGTCTGGACCGACAACATCACCGACCCCCTGAACCCGGTCGATCGCGAGTATATTCTCTGTGAGTACAGGTCCACCGCCTACAGTGATAACCTGTACTTCGCCGTGCCGAAAATGAACGCTTACCAGTACGTCGAGGGGGCCTGATTATGGGATTCCATACGGGAAATTACACGATTAAGAGCTTTATCGCTGAGATGGTGGCGGACATGGTCGCGTCAGGCGACTTCATCATGATCGACAATGCCGTCCCTGACGATGGATATTGCATCCAGCACGTTCCGAGCAGCCTCTATATCAGGATCGCCAAATCGGCCGGCCGGTACATCCAGATTACTACTGGCACGTCGCGGAAGACATGGACCGGGATCGAGTTCTCTTTCTCGACCGGCTACGATGCCGGATCCCACAAATCGACTGGAACTATAAACTCCGGCGCAGCCCCGCTCTTTGGAGCCCGGGAGAGTGTCACGAATATGTCCCTCCTCGACGACCCAGTCACGTTCCCGATCACATATTATGCCGACCGCTTCGGGGTCGTCGCGGCGATTGAGAACCCGAACCAGACACAGGACTACCGACATGGCCTGTACTTCACCCTGGAGTTCATCCCGGAGGCAGATCGGATCTATGCAGACGGTAACTCCCCAGTATTCTACCACTGCAAGATGGGGGGGTATAATCCGGTCTCGGCGTGGAGTGCGATCGATCATACTACAAACTCATATCTGAACCTCAGACCGTTTTACAATGCCCAACAGGTCCCGCTCGTCAACATCTCCGGGGCGACGAAGGCTATCAGGTCCTTCGGGGACGGGAAGATCTATTTTGACTTCCCTGAACTTCATAACACGACCTCGGCCCAGGATCGGAGGGATGAGGAATATTATTCAGACCCGATCGTCCAGTCCCGCCGGTTTTTCTATGGGAGTCCTCTCGGGAACCTGGCTGCCGGCGACGCCGTGACGTGGACGGACACTTCCGATCCTGCTCACCCGGTCGACCGATCCTTCATCCTCTGCGAATACAAGTCCTCACAGTATACCGACGACCTCCTCCTGGCCGTTCCCTACGCGAACGCCTACCAGTATTCCACCCCGGGAGCGTGAGGTATGGCAACGTACCCCGGATCGCCGGAGTTCTGGAGGGGGTCGTACGGGGGCCGGCTCTACCTCCGGGTCCGGGTCGGGACTCTCCTGGATCTCGGGGTCTCTACCGGCGGTCACGCCCGGGACAACTCCGCCGGCGTGACCTACCCGGTCCTGCCGGCTACGGTGATCCCCCGGCCCGGCCGGGCGGCCTATCCCGGCTTCCCGCTGATCGAGCCGGTCGGGGCCTTCGGCCTCCCGTTCACCGTCCCGATCATCCTGACCGGGATCTACTCGATCCCGATCCGGGAGATCCCGTCCTACGAGATCTATTGTGACGGGGAGATCTTCACAGACAACGACTTCTACAACCTCCGGGTCGAGCGCTACCTCTCCCGGATCGGGTTCTGTGAGTTCGACCTCGTCAGTGACCGGGGGGACCTCAAAACCCTGATCTGGGAGGGGAAGGAGATCCACGTCATTCTGAACGACCGCCTGATCCTCTCGGGGCGGATCCTCCGGACGACCGAAGACACCCTCACGGAAACGATCCACATCGAGGCCTACAGCCTGGCCGGCTACCTCCAGGGCCGGGTCGTCCCGGAGCGGAAACTCTATACGGGCGGGGCCGCGGTCGAGGATATTGTGCGCGACATCGTCCCCGCCGGCTGGCAGGTCGATGTACCGCTCCTCTCCCTCCTGGATATGGGGGGAATGGAGTACAACCTCTACCAGGGTGAGATCCTTATGCATATCGCGACCCTGGCCCGCTTGGCGGGGTGGGACTGGGATATCCTCTCCGACATGACGACAGTCCGGGTAGCCTCGGTCTCCTCGAAGGATATCGTCCTCCAGACCCGGATCCTCACTCCAGACGAGTATGTGGGGACCTATGCATACGTCCGGACCGGAGAGCTCCGGCGGACGTCGTTCAAGATCGCCGGGAACTCGGATTACATCCTCACTCCGGAGGGCGGGGTGCCGGCCGGCCTCCGGGCCGGGGACCTGATCGCCGTCTTCAGTCTGCCGACGGTCCGGATGACTTACGCCACAAACCCCGACGCCGTCCGGGTCTACGAGGATCAGGTCGACGTGATCGGGACGACCCGGGTCCGGGACATGGAATCGATCCGGACTGTCGGGATCTCCCGGGGGCTGGTTGGGAAGGCGGCTGGGCACACGGCGTCCCTGAGCGCGTCGGTCCTCTCCCTGGCGACGTTCGGTATGAGCGAAGGGACGCTCATGGATAATATCTCTGCGACGGATACCGATATCCGGGTCGATGAATCCGGGAGTTATGACCTTCCGCCCCGGTCCTCGCTCGGGGTGGTCCGGGTCGATGACGAGCTGATCTCCTACACCGATGTCTGGGGGAACCGGCTCAAGAACCCCACGCGGGGGTATGGGGGGACGACCCCCACGGCTCACAGCGCGGGGACGGACGTGATCCGGCAGGATGCCATGCTTCTCCTGATCCGGCCGGTGACGGGCGGTCGGTGGGATCCGACGACCGGGAAATGGTATGACTTCATCCCGGTGCCGCCGGTGACCGGGTTCGGGGCCCTGGATGACATCCCGAAGTCCGGGACCCTCTGGATCGGGATGGAGAAGGTCCGGTATTCGTCCCGGGATTACCTCCAGGAGGATTACGGGGTGGTCCGGTGCTGGATCCGCGGCCTCACTCGCGGGGTCGACGGGACCCCAGTCTACCCGCACAAGCGCGGAGTCTGGGTCCGGGATGGACGCTACTCGGACGGGGCCCCGGAGCCCGGGAGCCCGCTCGACCTCTACGGGGTCCGGGAGATCCGGGTCGACTCCGGCGGGGTGATGGACCGGTCCGGGCTGGACCTCCTGGCTCAGAGTGTGGTCCGGCGGACCGCGCACCTCGTCGAGAGTGGGACTACCCAGTTGGTCCAGACGGACTTCGATGGGGACGACGTCCAGGTGGGGCGGTTCCTCACGATCAAGGATGCGACCCGGGAGACGACCCATCGGATCACGGGGATCCTCTATGACCAGATGGGCGGGCTGGTGACGATCGAGTTCGGAAACCCGGCGAAGTATCTGGAGGAGGCCTTCTCCCGGATCAATCAGGCGGTAGAGATCGCCGGGATCCGGGACGAGTGATGCGATCAGTAGGTCGCCCCGACCCCTTCTTTTCCAGTCCGTTCTCTCTCTCTCTCTCTCTCTCTCTCTCTCTCGTACCGTACAATAAAATAAAATAAAAGTTTATTTTATTTTATTTGAAACGATGCCGTTCCTCCTCCGGTCTCCCGATCGCCCTCCTCCACTGGCAGCGAAGGGGTCGCGATCCGCGGATGTGCAACAAGTCGACCGGATAACATATC